TTATTCAGCCCCTTCTAGATTGATAGCCTTCAGGGTGCGCCCTGCTGCCTTGTTGATGATTACCCGGCGGTGACCTGCTGGCAGGTCTGCGGATTTGATCAGGAGAGAGACCGGGCGACCGTTGGCGCTGTAGCCCTGATCCTTGTGACACAGAGCAATTCCCCGGCTCTTAATGGCGCGGCCCCTCTGGACGCTGTCTGCGGCCTCTGTGGAGGCTTCCAACTGTGTAACGTACAGAGCGATAGCCTCATCCAGTGACAGATCGGCCTGTGCCTTGCGGAGTTCACGGGCGGCGGCTTCCTCTTGGGCCTGCTCTACCTGGCGGGATTTCGCCATTTCGTCAAGTTGGCGTTTCAGTAGTTCAAAGGGGTGCATTTGAGAGAGTCCTTATAAGTAAAGTGAGTACCACACCCCACAGGAAGAGGGAGGCGGGCTTAAAGGGGATATAGAGGAGGGAGGCGAGAAAGTTAGAGAGTCTTGTCTGACGCTTAACCAGTTTGGAACCTAAGTAATCCTTTAGGTCCCATTCCGTTGGGTTGGACATAATTACCGGGATTTAATGATTACCTGGCGGGCCTGCTGACGAGCTTCAGAAACGATCAGTCGCACACGGCGCATACTCGTCCCTTTTTTGTATACAGGGCTTTCCACGTAGCGGGCGCTGCGGAGGTTCTGTAAAACTTGGTCATAAGGGAGCATTTGCTCCACCAGGTAACGGGGTGAAGGTTGGGTAAGAAGTAGGGAAACCATCTTACTGTTGATCCCCAGAAGTTCCGCCATTTTATCCACGCTCAAATTATCGGCGTCCATCTGCTGGGCCAACACTGCCTTTTCTGGCAAGGTGAGCGGGGTCTTCTGGTACTTCATAGGGTTGTGGGAGCGCTTTACTCTCAGCACATAGGCCAACGAAACGTTAAAGGCCGCGATGATGGCTTTAGCGCTGTGGCCCTGAATACAGGCCCGCTTGATCTTCAGGATTTGATCCGGGGTTAAATGGCTCTCATCCATAATCCGACGGGGCTTGTTTGCTGCTAATTTCTCCGCCAGTGCATTTACTGCGGCTTCCTCTTCAGAGGTTAAGGCGTTGAATTTAGTAGTGATAAAGTTATTCATGCGAGACTCTCCAAAGGGTTGTAAACGGCGGGTGTTTGGTGTAGAGTGTTATTTGTGGGAAATCAATTTCAGGATTTTTAGAAGGCATCTCCAAACTGATCAATGGCGCTTTCTTCTGGCTCCAAATATTCAACAGGCAAGCCGTTGACCATCAACACATTAGAGCCAGCCACAAAATTAATAACAAGGTTGCGTAAATCATCGTTTGCGGCCCCCTGCTCTACTGGTACAGGGACAGGAGCGGGACGAACAGCGCCCCCGCTGTGGTCCACAGGAGAAGCTCCAGGCGACGCCGGGCGGCTTCTATGTACGCTGTCAGATCCACACTTAACAATTCCAGGCTGGTTACTTCCTGCATTCTCTACGGTCTCCACGGGTTGGGGTGCTGCGGTTGGTTTGGTTGCTTCAGGTTTGGCGGCTTCAGGGGTTCCCACCATTTCCGGGGTGATCGGGTTAACTGTGTAATTCAGCGTCCCGCCGTTCACCTGCTCGGTTTTGTTAATCAGGCCCATTTCCACCATATCCGACAACATACGGATCACTGTGGATCGGCTCGCTCCAAGCTGGGTTTGAAGATGCGAGTGAGAGAAGTAGGCGATCTGCCCGTTTTTCTCAAAGCCTTGGATCAGGCTGTAAGTGATTTTCATGTTCCCGGTGAAAGTTTTCCCGGCGACCTTCCCCAGGTTGAGGAGGCCATTTTCCAACATTACAAATCCGTTACTTGCTGTGGTCATCTTGCTGTTTTCCTTCTGCGGAAGCGACTAAAAGAGGGTGGTTTTCAAGGTAGGCGGCTAACGCCTGTTTAACGATGGTATGGGGAGCGCCACCGCCCGCCCTTACCAGTGCATATAACTGATCGGCTTGTTCTTTCGGGAAGTCGATTTTCATAAAACCCCCTTATTTGCTGTAACCACGCCCATATTGACGAATAGGCAATGTCTTGTAATTCAGGATGTCATTGCCCGCTACCTGTTCAGATTTCACCAACAAGCCCATTTCTTTTAGACTATTAATCACCTTCCCTATTGTTGCGCGAGTGACACCGACCATATCGGCAAGATCCGTTTGGGAAATATGAATAACGCCGTCTTGGTTCTTATTGGCATCAAGAAAGAAATAAACCAGTTTCATCACAGCAGTGAAATTTACCCCGGCGATCTTGTTGGTCTGGAAATGTTCAAACGGGATAGTTAGACCGTTCATAATTCAACCTCCTGTAGTTCTGCGATGTCCTCAGCACTGAGGTCCAGGCCGAACCAATCACCCCACCATGACGCCGGGGCGACAATTCCCGGGTTACCGATGGTAATCATGCCAGAGGGGCTAACCTGCTGGAGCATTTCGCGGATGTCGTCGTAAAGGTGCGGGGCAGACTCATCATTTTGGATAGCTTCCACAATCTGGCTTGCATATCCAGACAACAGGCGGGATTCCGACAAGTCTGTATAAACGTGATTCATTGTTACCCTCCCAAATTAAGTTACTGATTAATGTACAATAATTGGTAGCTCGCCTGTCATGTCCTCAAAATCCGCTGATGCTTTCAACATTAACAGGGCCATCACCTCATCGTGGTCCAGGGTTACACCTTTAACCTCAAAGAAGGATTGGAAAGCCAGCACAATAGAGGCTTGCAGATCCGTAGACTTGGAAGCGAACAGCGCAACGGTTGCTTTAAGCTCTAATGCTTTCTCTGCGTCCATCTCTGTAATTTTGGTGGCAAGGCGCTGAGACTGGCGGAGGACGCCGGAGGCGCTGGATTTGGTCATCTCCAGAGCCTTGCCGATTGCTTCCACTTCAGCGGTACGCCCGGCGGCTTTGAATCGGCTACGTTGTCCCTGAAGAGTTGAACGACTCAAATCACGCTGATCGATACGTTCAACCATTTTTTCAACATCAAGGTAAATACTCATTGCATTCTCCGGTTAGGTGCGTTATATTATGATGGGGATTTTTATATCAAACCACCCACCTCATCACGGTATCTATTTTACACCATTTTACATGAAAATGCAAGAATATTTTTGCATTCGCTTGCATTCGGTTGTTTATTGTGCTAAATGCACAGCCCCCCTGTAAGGCTCTCAGAGCGCCGGAGGGCGTTTATAGGGTGTTTCCTTTTCTACGTATGAGAGAGCGCCACAGCGGCGCGTTTAGGGGCTTCTGCTGCTTGTGGTTCTGTACGCTGTGCGGCACTGTGTACCGGGCCGGGGGCCCGCCACCCCGCCGCCCAGAGGTCACCTTACATCGTGCGGTGTTCCAAAGGGGTCTTGCTCGCTGGTGCGAGCGCTGCCAAAGAGGCGCGTCTGTAGGACGCTTAAAGAGATCAGTCTCTTACCAATCAATCTACGATTTCCCAACACTCCCTTAAAGGTCTTGACCTGGCCCTGGGTGTTAGTCTTATGGGTTAGTTTTATAATTAGTCTTATTGTGTGCCATTTTGACACACCCCTGTGTCATTCTGACACACCCCCCTGTTTCAAATTGATACACCCCAGGCCGGAAAATATTTCCGGGGTCCCTGCCTGGAGTGAGCCACACAGGCGAGCCTCCACACTGTGGAAAACAGGCCAACGGCCTAAAACCTGGTAAGCCCGGAAGGGCGGGAAGGTTTCAAGAACACATTATAACGAATGAAATAATTAATTGTGTAAACAATTAGTTATTGAATGAAGTTATAATATAAGATCAATAAAACCGTAGCCCGGAGGGCGAGCGTAGCGAGGTTTTATGTAGTTATATACTCTTGTGTGCCTTTTGGGCTACATGGTTTGTTGTCAAAAGTGCCAACATGTAAACCCACAACCTACCCGCCAGTTAATAAAAATTGATTTGCCTCTCTTCCCAATATGTGGGGAAGCCACGCAAGACCACAAATAAAAGAGGAATGCAATTAATACTTGTTGATAATAATTCTCATTTGTGATAACATAGTATTCATGGTGTGTGATGTGGTGAGGATGTCGAAATCGCCGTTTTGCAGCTTACCGCCTCACACCTGTACAGAACTTTCATTAACATGTGCTTTAGCCAGCCCCTGTGGGTCTGTACTGAGTGAGCCGGGCGGACTTCTCCCCCGCCCCGGCCCTCACCCAAAGCGTTCTTTCAACTCCACTTGCCAGAATGCTTTGTGTGCGGTCCACTCCTCAAGTTCCGCCAGTTGATGACACTCCTATGATTCAAAACGCCTCTAATCATAGGGCTTGCGCCACAGACCCTATTCTAAAGCGTCGCTAACTGCGGCCCTTCAGAATACAAGCGATCTCCTCGATTGTAGCGACCCTCCACGGGGTCCACAGTTGGGCCGGGGTGGTTCCCCAGTTGCAACGATAAACTATTGATTTTCTTCGATGGTTTCCGGGCGTATTTCAGGCGTCCGTTTTCCTCTGTGGCTTCTTTGCTGAACCATGAAAGCAAATAATGTAAGGCTCTGAGGCTACACAGGAAAACAAGTGATCAGACAGTAAGTTACATTGCCTTCATCCCGGTGTCTCCTTCCGGGTTCTTTTTTGTGGTTATTTGCCCATTGGCTGGCGGTTGCTCCCGTGACGCTGGCGGGTGAGTGACCACTAAAAAGAGGTTTACACCTCCCCCCACCCTGCGAGGGTGAGAGAGAGCCAGATTAGAAAGGGCGGCATGATGCCGCCCTCTTCTATTCAATCCACGGCCTCCCATCTTCCAATCATTCGGATTGTCCTCTGTGGCGGTCCTTATATCCGGCGTTGCACCGGATCACCCTGTGGACTCTCTCCACGTCTAAAACCCTCCATAAGGAAAACCTTTATGCGTACTTCTGAGTCGTTCCCTAAACGAATGTCAGATGTGCTGGTTAACAGCGCCTCCGACCTCTTCTCCCGCACCGAGATCAAAGGGGCCACTGTCCCAGCGGATCTATTCTGTGGCGATGTATTCAATGCTGAAACCTACGAATTGTTCGATCAGGCTGTCGAGGGCTCCCCTCTGATCTGTCTGGTAGATGTCTCCGCAGGCGACAATAAGACAATCGTTGTGGTTGACAGATTGGCATATATGAACACGTTCAACCTCCGCGCCAAAGATGCCGCCTCCCTGAAAGAAGCAATCAAGCGACTAACGGCAGATGGTTCTATTCGTATTGGCAATAACAACAGCATGGAGGCTTAATAATGAGCGTTAAAGATATTAAAAATACCTATGAGGGGCTCGACCTTGTAGCAACTATCAAGGATTCTAAACAAGGCTCTTACCTGCTTCAGGATTTGAACCTGTTCGCTAAAGGCTCCTCTAGCGTCCCTAATGCCCGTGTGAGTGATATTACTGATGCGGAAGATTCCAAACTGGAAACCGTGTCGCGCTACGGCACCGACACCAACCACCAGAAAGCGGCGACCGCTGTTTTCCGTGATGCCGAGATCCCAGTCGTACATGAGACTGCCTTTGTGCGCCCGCATGATTGGCAGGGGCTGATCAGTCCAACAACTAATCAGGATATGGCAATAACTGAAGTTATCAGCAAGCGTGCTGTACAGTTCGAAAAGGATTATCGCCGAACTGTGGAAACTTCTCTGGCGGAGGCCCTCTTTGAGCGTAAGGTGAGCGCACCCCATACCGATGACGGCGACATCTCCTTCGATCAGGTGTTCGGGACCTCCCCGGCTTCCTTCACCCTGGATGCTTCCGTGGATGCCTCTATTTACCAACAGCTTGCTAAACTGCGTCGCCAGGTTTCCCAGGCGCTAGGCGCGGCCCGCAACTATAGCGACCGTCTGTATGTCCTGTGTGATTCTGGTCTCTATGATGTCATTGCCACCAACAAAGAGATCCAAGCATTTATTCTGCACAGCGTCCAGCAGGCGCAGATCTCCGGCGTGGTTATCCCTAACGCGCTTAGTGGTTTTAATACCATGTCGCTGGGTCCTGTAACCTTTGTCGATCTGGCTGGTGACCCTACTTACAAGGTGAGTGAGAACTCCGGTCTGGTTGTCCCACGTATGACCGACTCCGATTATTCATTTTTGCGCAAAATTTCAGGGCCATGCAGCAGAAATCAAAGCCTGGCCGTCAAGGGGGGCGTTAAGGATCGCTACGCCTGGACCAGCGTAGACGATGACGGGATGATTAAAATGCAGTCAGAGTTTTCTCTGTTGCCTCTTCTGCTTCGTCCTCAGTGGCTTACAACTATCACGCTGAAGTAATGCACATTTCCCCCGGTCGCGCCCTTCCGGTACGGCTGGGGGTTATATCTTCCGGTTATATTCATTTTTACTTTTACACTGAGGTAACACATGAAAGTTTCAATCAATATCCCCGGCGCTGGTCAAGTCTATGTATCTGGCGCGGCGGAGGTAATTAACCGAAAGGCGCTGTGTAAGGAGTTGGGGATCTGTAATATCACCCTATGCCGTCTAGAGGCGCAACACGGGTTTGAATATGCTTTAAGTGTGCTATTATCTAAAAAGCGCAAGTTATTAAATTAATATTAAAAGGCGAGCCAAAGGGCTCGCCTTTTTCTTTATAGAAGACCAACCATTTGTTGGATTGAAGTTAGTAATTCTTGTTGTGTATAGCGATTAGATTGCATTGTAACATTCTCTGGGTGGTGTATGTGATTACGGATGAATGTTTGTAATGTAGTATCCGCTGGCGGTTGTGCTGCACCTTTAAATTCTCTAACCCATACTTTATCAAATGCAATTCCATTTGAATTTAGCCATTGTTCCATTGCTTTTTCGCTCGGACAGGAGTTTTTTTCCTGCAAATAACCATATAATTCATTATGCAATTCAACGGTTGCTAAATTGTATGCTTTGAAATTAATCTCCCCCCACGATGGAGACCAAGGGAACCATGGAGAAGTATCAGCTCTCTCCACAACATTCTTATTATTTTCTTTTTTGAAAACAAACAAGCCAACATTTTTAAGATAAGGGGAAGATAAAAGGAAAGGCGAATGCGTTGTGACAAAAACCTGTCTGCTTTTGGAGATAATCATTAAAGCTTCTAAAAGCTTCTGCTGGCCTGATGGATGAAGACATATTTCAGGTTCATCAATGAAAAGATAAAATGGTTTGCTAATCCCAGCGCCATGCGCATTACACGTTATGTCAGCATACACCTGAAGTAATGATAGGGCTAGTGCCCTTTGCATTCCATGCCCCTTTTCGCCCATTGGGACATTCACCCCATCATCAATCATGATGGAAATAGTTTTGAAGAAATTCTCTACCTGCAACTCCTCAAAAATGAAAGAAATATCTGCCATGCCAAATTGAGATGAAAAAACTGTTCTAACTTGATCTTCGACTAATGATATTTTTTGTCTCAACTCAGATTCAGGATGATTGAATACGCGATGATATTGCTCAGAAAACGCTCTATACTCATCCGTTTCAATATGGCCTAAAGCAATTTCTTTTAGAAGCGAACCACATATAGTTGTAGAGCCAAACTTTGCTTCATTGCTTGGGTTTGTATCAGCCCAAATGAAGTTATTATCATAAAACTTCTTAAATGGGGCATCTATACCACTTGGGTTAACAAATTCATTTCCGTTCCAAAATAATATTTTCTTCTCCCCTACCTCACTACACCTCTTCACTCTGAAATAATTAACACCCTCGTCCTCAAAAACATGCGAGGTGAATGCTGCAACTTTATTAGCTTGTACATGAGCGGCAATTACTTCTGATAAGTTTCCAGTGAAGGTTAGCTCGGCTGAAAGCTTCTCAGCAATATTAGCCGGGTCTGATTTGCATATAAGATCCTCAATGTTCTTTTTGGTTCCATCCTTTATAAAATCTATAATTTCAAATACAGTGGATTTTCCGGCGTTGTTTTCACCCACAAATATATTAAGTCCACTACCTTCCGTTTCTCCATCAGGGATATTGAATTCCAACTCATTATCTTCCCCGTGATACCCTTTAAAATTTTCTATCTTCAGTTTTTTAATAAACATCATTAATCCTTTATGCTAGCTGTGTATAGAAAAATAGCCTTACGTAGAACACCTTATTTTTACATGATTTATATCACTGAAAATTCAGTAAAACTATGACATCACCCAAATTATTAGCCATTCCAACACAATCCATCAATGACGTAACACACAGTTTTCAGAGGAAAAATGTGTAAGTATCTTCTAGTGATCCCTGCCCCGCTTTTCTCATGCCCTACAACCTGCTGCAAGTGCGCTAAGTTGCCAACCCAGCCAGCTAAACAGGTTGAAATCATGGTATGTCGGAAGCTATGCACCAATCGCCGCTGCCCATAGTCATCAAGATAAGGAATACCAAGCTGATCACGCACATCTGCTAAAACTTTGCCGATCTTCGGCATGTTCTTACCCGACACAGGCGAGAATATTTTCTCTTTCCATTGGCGGTTTACAAAATCAAGGAATCCCCATTCGATCAGTTTGGGATGTATTACAACCTGTCTAGTCGCGTTCTCAGTTTTCCCCTGTCCTCCTTCCGCGATAAGGAGATAGTGCCGCTGACTATCCTCATCATATTTGATATGAGATTTTTCCAGCTTTGCGATCTCGCCTCTTCTGGCTCCCGTGTACGCCAACAAAAGAGTGATCCACTTCTGCCAACCGTCAGGCTGCCTGAGCGCCCACCCCACAAACTTTCTCATTTCTGCTGCACTGTATGCTCCAAACCTCGTTTTCGACGGTGCGGCGACGATCCCATCAGTCGGAGACTTCTCCAGAATATCTTTATTGTCTGTCAGGAAGGTTTTAAACAGCGATTTGTAAATCTTCAAATGCTTGTGGATAGACTCAGCGCCAACCAAATCTTCTGGCGGAACATCATCACACTCGATCAGTTGCTGAACCGTCATTGACCGATAAGGCTGCACAACACGCTTAGGCAAGTTTTCAACAACCTCCATTACCTGTTTAATGTCTTGCTTGGTAATCGTGGTTACATCAGTTGATGAACCCAAGACAATCAACATCACCTCCATAAAGCGCTCATTGGCTTGAGAGATAGCCTTCGTCCAGTTTTGGGCTTTCTCCTCTTTATACATATTCCACGCGCCAGCCAGTGTTAACACGTGTTCTGGTTGTGCTTCAGTTTGTTCTTCCTCATCTACCGAAGGAGAGACAACCTCGCGGTCTTCATGAACAACTATCGGCTGAATATTGCGCCGCGCATCATTCAGAAATTGGTGCGCCAGCCATTGTTCATTCTGCTGCTTCAGACTATTGCCATACTCAGAAAGACGCTTACCGAAGTGATCCGGTTGGATAGCTCCACGTTGAACCAGAGGAATTACAGGAGAAGCAAAAGACATGAGCAACTGCGCCTGGGTGTGGCTGTCAGTCTCTAACGACTTACGGAAAAACTTATTATCAGGCAGGCGGAAACGAACGTAATAAACCCCGTTACGTTTAATGGTGTGGCGTATGGTCTGGTGTCCCATTTTGTGAGCCTCGATGTGATCGGCTAAACAAAACGGTTCGAAAATCGCAGATAAGTCTTTGATTTTATCTTGAATAATCGCCAGGACTACGCTGGCATTATCCAGATCAGGTAATACGGGTATTTCTTACTAATTCCTGTTAGTAATTGATAATAAATAAGTTTTTAAGAATGCATAAATTAAAAGCCTCAAAACTGACCACACAACTGACCACACATTTCGTTGAAGCTCTACGAACAACGACGAACAATAACAAACAAAAGGGAAATTTGCTGGGGGTTTTGCGTAACCGTTATCATTTTCCGGCTATCCGTCATGAAGCTGGTGGATGATCTGCGTGGTGATTTCCACCATTCAGAGCAGGGGCGGTCATCATGACCATGCCATAACAAAAACCCCATATTCGTGGGTTTTCTGTGTTGTGGCTATTCTGCCGTTGCCGTGCTGGTGGATATTTCCGGTATGTGGCTCACCATATCGGCATCAGGCCCACCAGCGTGAAGCGTTTTTCATTTTTCGCGGGTATAAAAAATCGATGGGGCTGGCAGTCCGGAAGACGTCAGGGTACAGAGATTTGACCCGCCCCTCCCTGTGCATGAGCACAATAAGTAACCGAAGGCGGAATTCCGCCCTCGGTGCTCACATATGAGAAACGATATTTCTTACACCGATACCCTTTATTTGGGTATCGCGAGTAAGCCCCAAAATCTGGGTGTTACTCTTACTACCCAAACTACGGGTAGTTTCATAGTCGAGTTGCAGATCTGCAACTCGCCACCAGTTGCTAAGTGCATTTTTGCACTTTCGGTAATATCAACCAGTTACCGCCGTAAGTGCTCCGGCTTCCTCCACTGGTAAGTATTTTTCGCGCTCTCCCTCCGTTGTTGAGAACGGCGACGGTATGCCAGCAACTCAAGAACTCTGGTTCGTATGTTGCGCATATCCACGCCGTTAAGCTCAATACCGTCACGGCGCATTACCTCAGCCACCACACGCGCGTAATTTTCGGCTATCACGCTGTCCGGCTGTGTAGCCTGTTCGTCAGGCTGCTGACTGATTCCGGTAATGCGGCGAATTATTTTTAGTAGATCAGTTTCAGTCATTCTCGTCATACCCCATCAAATGCCGCAAGTCGCTCTTTCTGGCTGTCGCTCATATCAAATGCAAATTCCTCATGCTCAGCCTGGAATGTGCCAAACGCCATCAGCGCCGCAACGCTCGGGTCTATCTTATTGGATGATTTTTTCTTGTTCGGCTTGATATTGGCGTTCGCGTCACTCTGCATCACAACATTACTCATTGACCAGGCCAGCACCGGATCACCACGATGAACAATCACCTTCCGGTTAACAAAAACTTCGAACGATTTCGCCGCCGGACTAAAACGAAGGTACGTTTGCGGGAACGGCTCCACCTCAAATCCCGCTCCCTGTAGCTGCGTCCTCAGGTGCGTGGCGTTCCATGTATCGAAACCCACCAGCCTGATATTGAAATTCTCTGCATCCGCCATGATGTCATCACGGATACGGTCATAATCAATGCAGTCACCCGGTGTTGTGCGTATCCAGCCCGCCTTTGCCCACTGGCGATAGATGGCGCGGTTTTTATTGGCAGGGTTCTGTAGCTGAAATTCCGGTAGATAGTGACGTGAAACCAGCATAATCTTTTTACCGACCGGAAAGGCATAGCACACGCTGGAAATATCGCTGGTTGATGATAAGTCCAGCCCCGCATAGCACTCCTGCCCGTATAAATCCGCCTCAGCGAACGTTCCGGCGCACTCCGCCCATGCACCGTTACCCATCCACGGCGTAGCCCCCTGACACCAGATATTGAATCGCTTGGTGAGCATTTCCACCCACTGCGACGGAATACCCCGCGCTTTCTGGATGGTTGAGGCCAGTTTTTCACGATCGACGGAAACATCGATATTGGGATTCGCCTTTATCCACATCGCCGGATCGTCAACCTCGCTTTCATCATCCAGCTCGTAAATCAGTACGAACATGGATTCGTTCACCTCTTCACCATCCAGTATCTGGCAGCAATAGTCGTAGTGTTGTTTACAGGCTGAAACAACGTTGCTCCCCGATGTGGTGATGGCAAATAACAGCCCCTCCGGACGCGCCCCCATCCCCAGTTCAAGTGCGGAATAAACCCCGTTGTCTGGGTGCAGGTGATATTCATCCACAATGGCAAGACTCGGGTTTGTCCCCTCAATGGTTGCCGCTTTTGCTGCCAGTGGCTTTAACAGGCTGTTGGTTTTCGGGTGTATCACCTTGTGCGCCTGAATATTTACCCGCTTTCGTAACGGTCGGGATAAAAGGCACATCTGACGCGCATCATCAAACACGATCCGCGCCTGATCACGACTCACGGCGGCGGTGTAAATATCCTGCTGCCCGTTTTCCATAACCAGAAACCAGTTAGCCAGGATAGCGGCGACCGTGGATTTGGCATTTTTTCGCGGTACTTCAATGAATGCGCTGGTGTATTTGCGCCGTCCGGTGGCCTTAACCTTAAATCCCAGGATGCAGGCAAAGGCGAACTGCTGCCACGGCTCAAGTTCAATGGGGCTACCGCGCATTGCGCCTTTTACGTGCGGGCACACCCGGGAAAAGGCAATAAACCGCTCCACGACCTCCGGATCGAACGTGTAAAGGGAGTTTTCAAGGTCAGAAAAATACCGTTTAACAGCCTGTTTCAGTCGTTTACAGGCCGTAATTTTGCCGTTTTTTACGCCTTCTGCGTACTCATGCCAGGCGGTCAAGTTCGTCCTCTTCCTCTGTTTCCGGTGGATTTCTGCGACGGCTTACCGGGTCAAAACCCAGCAAAGAAGCCATTTTGATCATTATTCTTTCTGCGTCAGCCTTTGCGCTCAGTGCGGGGTTTCTGCTCTCGCTGCCCTGACTGTTAACAATGCTGAACCCGCGCGTCGCAAGGTCTTCGACGGCTTTGCGGTATATAGAGTAGTTAACGCAATACAGTTCCAGATTGCTCCAGTCGGCGGGGGTAAGGTCTTCCCGCCCGGAAAGCTGGCGCGATTTTTCCTTCCACTGCCTGACCGCGATTTCATCCAGGTAAGCGGGGGCTTTTGGTGGTCTTGCCATGTTCTTTTTTCGCCCAATTATTTTCAAAAAAATTACCGTGCACAAAAATTTGAGGGGGCGGTCGGTGTCCGGCAGGGACGGTTTCGTCCTGAAAACCACCCCCACCCCCTCTGACGGCCTCACCAGCGATTGCGAAAACATTCCATGACCTCGCGGTCACGGTCGGTTAATCGCTTCGCTGTGGTGCGTTTTGTGCGCCCAGTCCTGTTGGCTTTGTGCTCTGTCTCCTGTGTCTTCCATGTGTCACGCTGCCTTATCAGTCCACGTATCAGCCTGGTTTGCTCCTGTTCAGTCATCATCGCCATACATCCAGTCGTTACGGTGTGCCGCCCGTTCTTCCTGCTCGCGATACATGCCCGCTTTACGGTTTGCTTTCGTGGCTGGATCTTCTCGTGTCGTCTTACGGTTGTGGCACGTCTGGCACAATGCCTGGTGATTCCACTCAGGCCAGAAGAGAACATCACCGCCGCCATTGATGGGAATGATGTGATCCACCACAAGAGCTGGCGTATAAATCCCCTTAGCCAGACAACGCACGCATAACGGGTTTTTGCTCAGGTACAGGGCGCGGTATTTGTCCCACTGTCGGGAATACCCGCGCGCGCGGCGGTGTCCCCGTCTGGCATCCTCTGCACGCCATGCAGCCCGCCTGTGCTCTTCACACTTGCCGGACTTCACGCGCTTATTACAGCCAGGCTCAGTGCATCGCCTTAATGGTTGCCACGGCATCAGTACACCCCTACGTCACGATAAACTGACCAGAGCGCAGAAATAGCCATAGGCAGTTCCGAGTGCTCCACTGGTGAAACCGCTTCCCGGTTCTCGTACAGGAAAGCGATGTACATCAGGCAACCAACACGCATTGCCGGGGTAAATTCCAGCCCGTCTTCAAAACGTTTCCCGATATGCTTCTGGCAGGCTTCCAGCGCCGCATCGGTATACATTTTCAGAAGTTCGCCTTCACCGGATAAATCATCATCAAGTCGAAGATGTGCCCTGACTTCATCAGGTGTAATTCTGGCTTCACTCATCTTTTCTCCCTTTAATTTCCACAGTCTGTTTCCATGCCTGGCTGAACTCATCACCACCTTCACGCGGCGGCATACCCTCACGCTCACGGGCTTCGTTCGGATTCATGATCCCGTTCTTAATCCCTTTCTCATACGTGGCATAACGTTCGGTGGGTGTGGCGCGTAATAAATCGGCTGAATCAAACTCAACCAGATAACGGGTACCAGGTACGGGAGAAGCCACCAGCAAAGCGGCCTTGATTTGCTGTTCGAAGTTCGCCAGCCACGGGCGCATTGTCATGGTCAGAAACGCGCGGCTTGCCTCGCTGAAATTGCTGTAGGTGCTGTTGCTGTATTCCTGCAGAAAAATAGGCGATACGTTGAACATGCGGGCGATGTCTTCAATGGAGAAGCGACGGGAGGCCAGCCATTCCGCATCCTGGTTACTCATTCCCAGTTGCCTGTAATCCATGCCCCCTTCAAGGATTGGCGTTTTTCCGGCATTTTTCGCCCCCTTGTAGCGTTCCAGAGCATCCAATGCCTGTTTACCTTTCACGCCGTCCAGCCATTCGCCTGACGTGATAATCCCTGCCGCCATCATGCCATCTTTCATAATGCTGGCTCCGTGACGCTGTTGAGCAAGGCCAAGCCCCAGCGCCTCACGGCAAATCGTGACGGGGGAACGCCCCAGAAAGCCATCATCCGAGGCATAGCGGAGATGCAAAACTTCTTCCTGTAAATACGTGCGCACCGTTCCTGTACAGGGTTCGGTGATGGTATAGCGGTATTTGTGTGCGCCTGTGCGTTCCGGTACAACACACCTCGGCGCATAAGGATGAAGTGATTTTGGCTGCCCGTCCTGCCCCCACTCAATAACCGCATAGGCGTTACCGTTCAGCAGGCAGTGACGCATCATTGTGCGTTTAAACTGGTAAGGTGTCTGGCACGAATTAGGCTGCTCATTCAGCAGAATATCTACCGGGTGACTGTCCAGCCATTCCCGCGCCTCCCTGCCCTTGTCATTACGTACCAGATACAGATAACACGGCATCGTGGCCACCGCCTCAGCGATGACAGAAACCGCATTCATCACTGCAGGCAATGATTCAGCCGTCCCAGCAGAAACATATTCTCCGGATCCGGTATTCGGTACGCCGGACAGCGCCAGAAAATCATCAATGGACAGGTTACGCTGCTCGCTTTTTTTACGACTAAAAGGCCACCACATATCACAACCCCGCCAGCTCAGACCAGCGATGACGATTATTTCCTGTCGGACGTAATTCAGGGTGCTGTGCAAACAACGAACGGTGGGCAATCTCCACGCCAGATTCTGGATAAGCAGGCATCGACGTTATTGTGATTTCACGGAGTTCAGCGGCGGTTACGGTACGCAGATACGGTTTTTGCGCGATACTCCACTCCTCGCATAATGCGCGAAAACCAAAGCTCATTCCTGTAATGTCGCCACGCTCCACCAGCGTAAGCACATCTTTTCCAAGCTGGGTATCCGGCGGTGTCAGTTCAAAACGTAACCCGGTGTTATCCTCAGTCAGTACCAGAGTGCCGGATTTGGTGCGCCCCAGCAGTTGGGTATAGTCATGCTCATACAGGCAGCGCACATCATTACCCGTCGCCAGATAGTCAGCAAAAGCCCCCGGCGTGAACTGTTCGCGGAATTCGTCCCAGATAATTTCTGAAAGGCTGTTCCAGCGAACGGCATACCCCACCAGCTTTTTATTGCTGGCGGTCAGTTCAGATGTGCGGATTTCAAAATCGGTGTTTTTCATCGGTGTACTCCATAAAGCTGAAAAAGGAGGCCGCAGCCTCCTCCTTACTCATGACTAGCCAGCTTTCATTTCCAGAATTTTGATGGCGTTTGAATCCACCACACCACCGCCCAGATATTTATCCGTGTGGACCTTGTAGAATCCGGGTTCAGTAATGTTGTCCGGTCGGGTGCGAATCCCTGTTACATGATCAACGATGAAATAACCACGACTGAAATCGCCAACCGCTAGCGGTGCTTTTCCTGCGCCGATGTCCGGCATGGACTCCAGGCAGTAAACAGGACGACCAAGCAACATATCCGGCGCACCTTCTTTAAGGCTGTCGCGCCAGATATAATCGCCGTTCTCATTTTTCAGCTTCTGTAGTGTCCCTGCCGTGCCCGAGTTCATCACCCAGACGGCATTTTTGCGGTATTTCGCTTTCAGCTTGTAGAGAATGTCGATCAGTTCGTCCGCTGTAATGGCGGTTCCACTTGCCGCTACTATTTTTTCAATGGTGCCAAAAGCGCGGGTTTTGTCACTGGTCGCCGCACGGGTGTAAGCCATGAAGCCTTTCGGCTTGCCGTTACCGTCGCCATTAACAAAATCATCCTCTTCGGTGCTGGCGAACGTGTCGGCAATTTCGGAGGATAACCAGCCCAGAATATCCACCTCTGAAAAATCCAGGATTTCCTGCGTGGTTTTCGGGTAGGCGTAGATCGGATTCAACTTGATGGTTACGCGTTCAATTTTCGGGGTGTTGGTTTCACTGCGTGCGCTGCCTTCTGTGCCTCGTCCTACAGTTGCGCCGCCAGTGGAAACCAGTTTCTGAAACTCATTTGATTTTGCGGTCTTCACGGTCGCGATCACGCGCATAACACTGTCATCCTGTAGCTGGCGCATGACTTCGCGATCAAGCTCAGGAATTACGGTATATCCGCCATCCCTGCCGCTGTCAGTGCTGGTGGACAGTGATCGCACATCTCCGGTTACGATGTAGTTACGCAATTCATCAGATGATAATTTCTGGATGCCCGTTCCTGGCTTGCTGCGTTCTTCATCAGCCACAGACTCGAGGCGGGAAATTTCTGTGTCGAGGGCATCAGCTTTTGCACGCAGTTCATCAAACTGTTTGCCTTCTTCAGCGTTCAGACTACGGTTTTCACTGTCGGCTTTTTCCAGCAGGGATCGCATCTGGTTTTTCAGGGCGTTTTTTTGCTGGCGGAGTTCGATTAATTTCTTCATGAAGGTTTTCTCGTATTGGTTAAGATTCAGGACGTGAAACCAACACGGGGGGAGCGCCGCCCGACACTCTCGGCATCTCGCAGATCAACCCGGCATCGCGCAGGGGGTCAGGCGGCATTGTGGCGGCTCACGTCTGAGTGCCACGCTCCAACATATACATAAAAATCAGTATGTAAACACCTGTCAGTCAGACCGAACAACCACGAAAGAACACGAACAAATAATTTACAAAAGAAGTAAACCATGGCCTATTATTGCTGTCTCTGACTACAACAAAGGACGCATCATGAATTTAAGCGCAATGGTATATCCTGATACTTTCATAATTAATGGCGAATCATTCAGAGGTAAAAGAAACGCAAAAGAAAACAAGGTATTAATTCCATATACAAATGAACCGGAAGTAACTATTGGTCAACACATTATCCAGCGTGTCGGTAAAAACGAGATAAATCTAAAAATTATAGATATGAAGTTGCTTCCCAATGGAACCCGCAGACAGGGAACCAATCATCCAAATATGTTGACTCTCTATATTGAAAATATCACGGGAAATGAACATATGACGCCAACTAAAAGTAATACATTTAACATTGGTTCAATTAGTGGTGATCAAGTGCAGATAGGTGAGCATAACCATATGCTGGTAAACATCAGCATCACTGAACTGGTTGAAAAAGTCGCTAAATCGGGGGATGTACAAGCCAAATCAGTATTAAAGCAGTTACTGGAAAACAGTACCGTTGCCAGCATTGTTGGGGCTGGCGCAAGTGCCCTAATAGGCTTACTGTAAAAAAATGGCCTGGATTTTACCAGGCCTTTATTATTTTACCGTTTCACGGGATCTCGCATTCTGCGCCTTATTTTCCACAGATATTCGATCATCGCTTCCACCTGCTCACGGTTGGTTGCGAAAATTTCCCCGGTCAGTGAGCTACGCAGAAAATCATGATGATCCACAACAAACAACGCATCGGAAGAAAGCAGACGGCGATATTTTTTTGCTGTCATGGTTTCCAGATCATCAAAATCATGAAACTTTTTATGTTGCTGGACTTCTTCAAATGTCACTGGAATGTCCCCTCTGTTGTCGCTAAAACGGTATGTTGTCCCCGTACGGATCATCGTGCTGACCCGTCTGCTGTTTTGCCCTGTTCAGTGCGTCAGTGGCCTGCCCCTGCTGGCCTTTTTTGCCGCCCGGACGCGCTGTTCGCGCACTGATCACGCTGTCTGCGATAACCTGCCAGCCCTGCCGCGTTTCGCCGTTCTGGCCTGTCCACTGGCTTACCTGCATGTTACCCGCCACGCTCACCAGTTCGCCTTTGTGGTGTTTTGCCAGTGCGTCGGCCTGTCTGCCAAACGCCAGGACGGATAACCACATCATCGCCGTTCCGTCATCTGCCTGGCTGCACGGAAGGGGGACCGCCATACTAGCCATCGTCATTTGTGTACCCTTGCTGGTGGTCTTTAACTGCGGGTCAGCCACCAGCCGCCCGTAAGCCGCTATCTGTGCTGTCATGCTGTCTGCTCTCCGGTTTTAACGTTGATGGTTGTCACCTGTTCCGCTTCGGCAATCTCCCGTTCTGTCAGCGTGGCAAAGTTTGCAGCTGCCGTTGTCATGAATGCGCTAATCAGTTCGGGATGTGCTTTCGCATATCCTTCCCCGGCGTTGCGGTCGATGATTTTTATCGACACCCTTAACCAGTGTTCCGTCAAATCAAGCGCGTATTTTTGTGTGCTTTACTGTCATAGTCTTTATCTCACAGCAGTAAATTAAAATTTTTGCGTTTTAACCCTTCACCTGTTCACCTTTTGATATTTTATCTTTTAATTCATAAGGTTAAGGGGTGAACAGTTTCACAAAAACTATTCACCAACTGTTCACCACTGTTCACCCTTGAAGCTCAATAAACAATCAAAAAGGTGAACAGTGAATAGTTTGGTGAACAGTTCATAAATAACTGTTCACCCTATAATATACTGATATAAAAGATATTTATGACAGGGTGAACAGTGGTGAACAGTTATTCCATAAGTTTAATTTTTGCTATCGTCATTAGTGACCGATACACATGATGGCATCCAGTCTTCTGATTCCTCCGTCAGTGTCACGTTTGAACGCAAACCGTGCTTCGTTTTCCGTTTCATATACTCCCTGCCATATTCCGCCATTGCCCCCGGCATATCTTTACCGAAGCGCGTCAGTGTTACAGGTTTACCAAACCCATGTGCCCTCATATAAGCCAGATAGGCATGATAGAGATATCTGCGCGGGCTGAATGGCACAATTTCAGCATTACCCACTAACAGGCCATCACACATTACCGACGCCATGAGATAGCCGCAGAAGTCCACCAGCGAATCCCCCTCTCGCTTTATCGCCAGTGCTTCTTCAGATTTCTGCTGCTCATATAACAGGCGTCTGGCTTCGTCCTGGTTAGCAAACCGTGTAAGCAGATGGCGAATCACTACCGCCAGCTCACCTTCTATTTTTTCCGCCAGCATCGAATCACGTTCGTTCTCCGGTACAACTTCCGAAAAATTGAATATCACCCGACGACGTGAGATCCCCCCGCTGCGGTCACTGAATGACATGGCGTTATTGTTAACCGCCAGCACTACTGCCGGAATACGCGTTGAGTAGGGAGCTTTGTGTTTCGGGTCAATTGCCACCTTGTCACCGCCTGTAATGGCCTTAATCCCTGCCCCATCACCAGCGTAGCGGGTCATATCCGGCATGATAATCAGAGAAAAGCCAACCACTAACGCACGTTCCCTTGCATCTTCCAGCGCCTTCATGCTTGCTGATACTGTATTAGCCTTACCCGCCAGCATGGTGCAAATCTCCGCCATTACGCTTTTACCGCTTCCACCAGGACCAGTTACCTCAATGAATAACTGCCAGTCATATCTGTTCGCCAGCACCATGAATAATGCCGCCAGTACACGATCCGCTTTGCGATCATTCTCAGCCACCGAACGGTGCAACCACTTCCAGAAATTCGGCGCATGTGTTGCCAGCGTTTCCCCCTCTGCTGGTGGGCTGAACGGTAATTCACTGGCAATTAACAACCAGTCGTTTTTGTTATGCTCCCGAAAATTACCTGTTCTGGTATCAAATACCCCGTTACTGAATCCAATCAAGTTACGGGCTGTATTCCCCATTACAGGCAAACTTAACTTCATGGTATCGACCGCTGATTTAATAGCGTTCTGTGAATAGCTGATCTCCGCATCAATGAAAATCTGCGCCATAGCACGCTGTAACTCTTTATCCTGAACCGGCTCCCATACAACGCCGTTGTAATGGTGAACAGTGTCAGAGTCAGCATGAATCGCCAGTTCACCACCATAATGTGCCAGGAGAACTTCGCCGCGTTGACTTGCTCCCATCTGGTTAAGCGCCAGTGATGAAGCGTTATCGTCTTTTACCCGCTCTTTTTTCTTTACAGGCAGTTCAACTACCTTTTTCTTTTCCGCCAGCTCTCCCCGCTCACGCTCCAGATATTCGCGCCAGTTCTCCCGTTTCTGGCTGTGCATTCCTTCAGGGTAATAATCAGCATCCCTGACACCTGCCGCTGCCAGTTTCTGCCCGATGGTATTAACAAGTCCCGGACGCAATAACCCCGCCTGATAGAGACGCACGCGATAGCGTCCGTCTGGTACGATTTGCAGGTTGTCCAGTTCGGCAAGTTGTTGCTCTCCAAGCCAGACAGGTGGCACGTTATCGCCAGCCAGTCGCCCGTCCTGTTCCTGCCACTGCTTCGCATGTGCCCACGCATCACTACCCGCAAAAATGATGACTTCCGTCATTTTGTCACGCGGTTGGTGTTTTAAATTTGGCGCTTTTTTCATTTCTGCTCTCTCCACGCGGCAATCATGTTTTTCAGTTCCTGTAGTTTTTTATCCACATCCACACGTGACACATGGTTATTTCTGGAAGGCGGGATTTCCCGCCGGAATCTGCAAATAAAGATCTCCACGTTCAGCGAGCTATGAAATGAATAGCCATCACGAATAAAGTACACACGGTCAAACATTATCGATTTTACTGTTACTCTGTTGCCGTTCTTATCCCGATAAATAGCGCCGGGGATAATTTTGGGATGTGCATAACCGCTGGCAGTCAAGCCAGATAAATACGTTCTCATGATTATTTATCCCCGATTTGAATCAGTATTCGCTTTCTTTATGGCATTTAATGCATCTGTGGCATTTTCAATGGTGCACCGTAACGAAATATCAAAATGTCCAAGCATTGCCAGTAACAAACCGATATTACCCATATCAATGCGCATGGCCTTTGCGTCATATTCCTCATTTTCTGACGCATGCCACATCAGGCTACCAATTGACGCAACAGCCATTGATATATTGTCAGTAGCCCCATCCGCAGCGGAATAAACCTTTTTAGCAATATCATGCTCACAGTTAAAATGCGGATTAATCAGGTACTGGTAATTTGACATATCAGGCATGGCGCACCTCCTTGCGGATACGGGCGGTGAACACCATCACGCAGCCAGCCGGGGATTGCTGGCGGGCTTCCTGTTCACTGGTGGCCACGATGGTAATCACACGCGGTTTTGCGGCGCTCAGGGCGATAAAACGCCAGGTGAATTTATTCAGGTTGTGCGAATCCCGCCCTCGCGGGTGTATGGTATGATTTCTCATAGCTGCCTCGATACTCTCGTTATCGTTGGTGGTTAGACGCCCCGTATGTGTTTCCGGCACTGCGGGGCGTTGCTCTTTGTATTTCAACAATCCTTTCGGTGTGTTTCATGTTATGAGCGCATGAAACACACGTCAAGGCTTTTTGTATTTCTTTTTTTGTGTATACTGAAACACACCGATGATTAGGAGTTTCAGAAATGGCAACGGCTAACAAAAACGCAAAATCACAACTGACAACTGTCAGAGTCCCACTAGATGTTATGCAAGGGATGGAATCCGTTAAGCTGGACGGCGAAAGCAATGCCGGATTTATCGTAACCGCCATGCGCGGAGAAATAGCCCGCCGCCAAGCAGAAGGCAGCGGAGAAAATCCCCTTGTGTCGTCACTGGATGCCCTGGCTAAGGTCGAACAAATCGGCATCAAAGCAGCGGAAGAAATCGGGCAGCTTGTCACCGTTGCACGCGAAGAACTCCAGCGTCGCAAGACCAAAGAACCAGAGTAATCACCATCAGCGCCGTGGTGTAAGGTATTACGGCGCATTGCTATGCAGGACAACACA